CTCCATCAAAATCTGTTGGGCAAACAAGTAAACCGTAACTGTTCATTTGCATTACCCTATGTGGGTAAACAAAACCGCATATGTCACATACAGCTTTGGCGTTCTTGTTACTTGCCATTATTATACCCTATTTATTCTAGGTAAGAAATAAGCACTTGCTCTTTCTCTGTCTTCATGCATAGCATTCATAAGACGTTCTTCATATTCTGCTTTAAGAAGACCAACACGACCTGCATCTGTACCAGGACGTTTCATAGCCATGTAGTAAGCTAGACCTGTAGTAAGGCAAGGAAGGAACCTACGAGATACATCTGCAGTTTGACCAGCAGACTTGTTTACATCCTCTGTGTACTTAACTTTCTCTAGCTTTAGAATGTCTGTAGTATTTTCAGGTACAGGCCAAAGAAATAAAGTAGGATTATCTCTACCTCTGCGAATAGCATATTGATTAGGTCTACCTGTCTGACTCTTACGAGGAATCTTTAAATACTCTTCCATCGTAATACGCTCAAGTTGAAGATCAACATTATCTCTTCTAAGAACTGCCTCAGTAACATCAATAGTACTTGAAGTTAAAGCATAAGATGTTACACTGGTAGAGACTGAAATAGCAGTTGTACCAGCAGTCCAAAGAAGAATACCACGGTTCTGCCAATCTTGGAGAAGAAGATTAATTGACCTACGAGCAGACTTAGGTTCGTGTCCTAGTGTCTGCTCACCACCAATCATCTCTGTTGCTTCTTGAATAACTTCATCAATATCCATTGAGAAGTCGTATGTTCCACTAGTAGCCATTTAGTTATTCCTAGTCGTTGTATTCTATAATTTTTCCTGGCTCATAATCCACTACAACATCTTGTTCTTTAGCTTTGATCTGTGGACCTTTACGTGCAGCACCGTATCCTTGACCAGTAGGACGACCTGTCATTGCATCAATCTGTTCTGCAGTACGAGGATTACGAATATAATTATAAGTATATTCTGTTATCCCCTTTGGATTATTGGACATCTTTATCTCCTTCTAGATTTACGCCGTCTATTAGTTTTTAAAGCAAGTGACTTAATTAGTTTATTACCTTTTTTTCTTTTAGACGGTGCTTTAATAATCTGTTGGCTTATCTTTGATCTGTTTATTGCCATTACTAGTAGAGGCGATTATGAGGTGCTTTGCCTACAGCACCGCCCTTAGACATGTACTTGCTCTTTTTCATTGCGCCACCTTTAGACATGTACTTGCTCTTTTTCATAGAACCGCCTTTTTTCATCTTTGACATGTATTTACTTTTTTTTGTGTGTCCTGGCATCTTCATTCTCCTCTTGATATAAATTGTTAAAAGTTAAATATGGATTCATATAGCTATCGTGTATTTCTGCTGAGTGTACATACTGACTTGGTGCAAAGTCTGGTGCGCCTTCACCAGTTACCCACAAAGCAGGATTAGTTACTCTTACTCTATTATTCGGTAGTGCTACAATATTACCAGTATATTGTCCTGCATCAATTAATTCTAAAACATGTGACTGTTTATGTTGTGCAGGATCATCTGATATAGAACTATCCGTATAATCTACTGTAAACAAATATCTTCCAGTATAAAAAACATTGTCTATCTTACATAACCAAGGACTTGATGATACTCTGTCCATAACTATGACTGCATGATTTCTAGAAGAACAATCCCAAGGTTGTGCTAAATGTGTGGGCATTTTATTAGGCCATTCTTCTAATCTAGTATCAGCCACTAAAGCTGTAATAGGCATTCTTGCCCACATTGCTCCACCATGTACATTCTCTTCTTCATCACACCCAGTAAATACAACATTAAAAGTTAATGATCTATCTGGTATTGTATTAACTGCAATTACTAAAGCGTGTAAATATTCTCCTTCGTAGTCCATGTGGTTATTAGTAAATTCTTTTCGTACCCAACATTTAAACTGTGGGATGTTTGAACTTAAATATGACATTTTATTTTTTACTTTTATGTTTCTTTCTTAATGTTTCTTTAGCAACTTTTGCCAACCTAGACTGTTCAGGCTTCTTTGCAAACTTTGCACGTTGTTCTAATACTGTTAATATCTGTATCTTTCTTGCATATGGCTTTCTTATCCTTTTAACTTTTGCAATAGTATCTCTAGCATCTTTAACTGTAGCATACTTTATACCCACTGTATCCTTTGGATTTTCATCTGTATAAAGTCTACGACCAGAACCTTTAGGTTTTTTTCCTGTTCCTACTTTTGGGTCTTTTACTTTTCTCATTTTTCTTCACATAGTTTTTAATGATATTAGATTGTTTCTTATGTAAACGAGAGGCTTTAGATAAAGCTTTAGAAACTTTTTTTAATTGTTTTACCATCTAACACTTCCACCTTCTTCTAGCTTGTCTAAGTCTTGAGTTAGGATTCTTTGCAGCTTTAGGAAACTTTTTCATTTGACCTGCTGATCTAGCACAAAAACTTTTTCTTCTGGCTGCTCTTGCTTTAGTACGAGGTTTAGATTCAGTAACAGCAGTTTTAAGTTTACTGCCAGGATTTTGTCTTCTGTATTTTGCTACCCCTTTAGCACTTAGACCTGCACCAGCTTTTGTAGGACGCTTGTCTCCCTTACCAATAGTAAGACCTTTCATGCCTTTACCAGTAATTTTCTTTTTCTTTTTAGCTGCCACAGTCCCACCTTTTTTTCTAAAAGCTTTTGTTTTCTTTGCAACAGATTTAGGTTGTTTAGAAAATTGTTTTCCTTTTTTAGTATCTTTCTTTTTCTTTCTAGTTGTAGCAGCATATTCAGCAGGAGACAATGCCGCTATAGCTTTAGATGGTAGATAACGCTCACCTGTTTTAGCTGAAGGCTTTCCTGACTTTGTACGCCACTTTTGCTTTGTCCAATCCTTTAAACTCTTTTGTGATTTCTTTAAAGCCATCTTTACTTGTATCCACCACCTGCAGCTTTATATTGTTTTGCCAGCATTTGTGCTTTTCTTGCACTCCACTGACCACTATTGCCACCCTTGCTGCCAGCTTTAATTTTATTAAATAATCTTTTACGCATAGTAGGTTTAGTATAATTACCAGCTTGATTAACTTTAGATTTACGAACAGCTTTCTTCTTCATTTTCTAAGTCCCTTGTTTCTTATATGGTCCTTTACCAAAACCTTTTTGTGCAACTCCACAACCTAAAGGTTTACCAACCTTACCTCCCTTTTTCATAAATCCCATTGTATTACGAACAGATTCTGGAAGTTTACCAAGACCTACGTTATCTTCAGGAACTGGTTTTAATGAACCATTGCTTTGTTTATCCATACCTAAACCCAACCGCCTCCTGTACCTCTAGTACGTTTATTTCCTTTATCAACACCCATCTTAGGTTTAAAGCCTCTGAGTGCAGAGCGAACACCGCGAGGTGCTTTACTTACCTTTTTCTTTTTACCTCTTCCTACACGACCACCTTTAAAGTCACCTTCATAAAGTTCTGATTCTTCTATTCTTTCACGTACTTCATCAGACATTTTATTCTTGTCTACTTCATACATTAATCCTAAATCTTTTGAAGTTTGACCAGGATAAAAAGCAAAACGTCCACCTTCAGTTGGGTCGTCTGCTTTAGGAGCAGGATCAACTTTTTTCTTTTTTAGTTTTTCAGATTTAAGAGGAGTTATTTTAGGAGGACGACCAACTTCTTTTTCTGGTAACTTCTTACTCTTCTTACTAGCTACAGATGCTATTCCTGCTGCTGTGCCTACTCCTGCTGCAGCAACCGCTTTTCTACCACCTCTTGGTAATTTTTTACCTGGAACTTTACCACCTATTTTAGGAGCAGCATCTTTTGCTAATTTCGTAGCTCTAGCTTCACTCATTGTTTTTATTGGTTTTTTAGAAGCTATTGTTTGTTTTTCTATAACTTTTTTACTTGCTTTTTTAGCTAAACCTTTATTCATTAAGGATCTTGCTACTTTTGGAGCAACTCTTGCAACTACATTAGCTCCTGCTATTATTACTGGAATAAATTGTACTGCCATAATAATCTCCTTTAACTAAAAGCCGCGCAAAGCAGCACCTGCTCCACGACCTAAAAAGTTAACTCTTTTTTTAACTATGACCTTTTTTTTCTTACCTTTTCCTACACGACCACCAGCAGACTCACTTACAAAATCACTATTAGGTCCACTAATATTACTTACTAATCTATCATATGTAGGCATATTTAATCGTTGTTGTTCATAAGCTTTATCAAACTCTGCGTCTGACATATCATCATCTTCTTTAGATTTTTTTCTTCTACCTCCTCCTCTTTTATTCATAGCATCAATTTCTCTTTGATACTTTGTAGCAGGACTTTCATTAGGATTAAGAGGATCAAAAATAGGACCAGCCATTATAGTCTCCTTTAATTAGTATTAGCTATCAGATTGTCATCTGCACCAGCAGGACTTGCAGGAGTTTGCATATCATCTCTACGTGTTCTACGTGCCTGATTACGCTGTAACTCTAGAAGCTGTGCATATCGTTGTTCATATAATTGTGAAGTAGGGTAATCTTTTTGAAACATCATTGCCTCTACCATAGAAGCACTATAAAGAAGATCGTAACAAAAATCAGTAAAGTAATTTTCAGGAGTTGCAGATGTTAATGTTACTGGGCGATTAACATGCACAACCTGTCCACTGTAAGTAGATGCAGGAGTAGGTGCTATTAAAACTGTAGAGTTATTACGAGGTGCATAATATCTTGGTTCTTCTGTTGACGCACTTACAGGCCAATAGTCATTTAAGTATTCATCTGTTCTTTGAAGTAAATTAATTTTTGTAGAGTTACTTACAATATTAATGTTCTTAACTATACGTGTTCCTGTAGGTAAAGTTAAAAGATTCTTACCAGAAGAAACTGCAACAGAAGTGTAGCTAACTAAACCATAATCATCTAGATCCTTTGTCAAGCGTTCTTCAGCACGATTAACCATATTAGGAATATAATTAATAAATTCTGTACCTTCGTTTTCAGATGCCTGAATAATGTCGTTTACTAGATAAGTATAATCAACCATAGAATACTGCTATTGTAGCTGTTGAAGCTGGAGCAGAAACTCTAACTGTTCCTTTCATTGGTACACC